TCTATAAAATATCATCAAACAAAGAACTATAGAGAATTATTGAAATTTATAGCATTAGGACCATATCAGGTATTTGTAATGGGACATTCTTGTGGAAATTCTGATAGAACTCTATTAAATACTTTATTTGAACATGATAATTGTTTATCAATTAAGGTATTTTATTATCAGTATAAGGGAAATTCTGATAACCTTGAGAGATGTTCTGATAACTATACTGATATTGTAAAGAATATATCTCGTAATTTTAATAATAAGCCTAATATGCGTGATATAGTTGTAAACCGAGAAAGTTGCTCTCCTTTGGTACCAGTAAAAAAAGAGGTAGCCAAATAAGCTACCTCTTTCAATTATAAATAGTTTTCTCCCAGTCATCCAACACTATTACATCCCACCGAGGAAGATCCGGATTAATATAGGTTACAGACCTACCATACACAGAGAAACTTTTTCCAATAAACTCGTCGATAGCTTCATCTTCCCCTTTTTGAAGACAGATATTCATAAAAACATGCATTTCATTCCAGTTTGTAGGCCCAATGAACAAAGATTCAATCAAGCGGCCTTTAACAGGTACACCGATAACTTGCTCTTTTATCCTATCAGCTAATGATACTGCTTCTTCAAATGTCATACTTGTATTTTTAGAGCAAAGATATAAAAAATAGCTGCCCTCTCCCCTATCACATAAAAGCTATTTCAATCTGTGGAATTTCAGTATTACAAATTTCAATTCTATTAAGAAAGATATTTTCGTAGTTCTTCAATTGCTTGTAATGCACTTCGGACTATAACGTATTTATTTCGGCAACTTTCAGCCTGTTTTTGAAACTCTTTTTGATATTCTGATTGTTTCCCCACCTTCGTTTTAAACTCTATACAGAGAGAAGCAAAACCCTTTTTGGGAATAAGTACGATCACATCAGAAACACCAGGCTTTACTCCTTGACGTTTCAGGTTAGCAGCTTCACGTATATGACGGCTTCCACCGTTCGGAACGGCAAATATAAGTTTGTCAGGTATATTAGGGAAATATAGAGGAATAAGTTTAAAGAACTCTGTTTGTATTCGAGCTTCCTCGTTATTATGTACTTCTTTAGAGCGCGTAGGATTACGCTGATCTGCATAACAATTATAACACATAAAGACGGTACCGGTTTTAATAACCGATACCGTTTCTTTTCCGCATAAAATGCACTTTTCTTTAGTCATTTTCGCAATAAGGTGTCTTAGATTCGATTCCATATTTTTGCAGTAACTGTTTACTAACATATATAACTTGTCTACAGGTTTTTTCAGAGAACATTCCGATATGTGTATATTCTTCTGGAAGTTCTAATACAGACGAGAGCCATGTATAAGCTTCTGTTCGCTTCATTAACTTGAATCGCCATATCTTATCGAAATATTCGTGTGCTTCATGTTTGAGCACTCGGAGCTGTTTGTTGGCTAATCTGCCTAAAGCCTGATCGGTTCCTTTATGTACACCAACATAAGCATTGCAGGTACGGCAGATATAAATCATACCGTAAGATTTGCCATATACAATGGAACTATCCATAAATTCTGTATCTTTTCCACAATACGGACAAATTTTGCCTTGTATAATAAGTTTCTGTCTATTGGTGAGTTCGTTCATTTCTAATTAAAAACAAAGCAGAAGAGGTGCTGCATAGCAAGATAGCCTTTAAACTACCTCCCCGAAGGTTTGGACTTCTTAAGCAATTTCCGTGACTTACTGTACACATTCTGCTTTGTTTCATTTCTAATTTCTCATTTAGAATATCGTTGATACTTTTTACACGTATTGGTTCCAAATGCACCTATAGGACAATCATCACAATAAAATGAAACAATTATCCTTTCTTTTTCATTACTACATGGATGATTACTAAGTATCATTACCTTATCATTAAGTAGCTGTATTTTTCCTTCCAGCTCTTCTACATTTCTAAGAGGAGTTAGTTTTTTGTATTCTTCTTCAGTCAATATGTACTGCATAGTTTATTTTTTCTTTTATTGTTATACATTAATCAATTTCTTTGATAAGCTCACTCACCAACCATTCAGGTGAAATGGCTCTTGCTTTACAGAAATTTTCAATATCTTCTCTTTTAATATCAGATACCTTATGTCCTCGAATAGTCAACTCTCTTTGGGGAACTTCTATTTTCCTACGAGTTGTATATCCATATTTATCTTTATAATCATTCATATCTAATCAGGCTTGAATTATAGTAGCCCGAAGGCTACTAGATTAAACATCTCCCCACAGTGTCTTTGCGAGTTCGTATTTCTTTTGTAATTCATTTACTTCTTTCTTTGCATAAGTAAGAGCATAAGAATGACTACGCGGGCACTTTCCCGATTTAACGGCTTCGTGATATTTTTGAGCAACTTCAAGTTTATGCTCGTAGAAATCAATACTCTCCGGCATGGATAAATTGATTGTATTTGCACGTTGTTCCCAATATTTAGCTATCCTTTCGTGCTCGGCTGCTTTTTCGTCAAACTGAACACTTTTACCCATATTGTTCCATGCATCATCTATCGCTTTTCTGTGTCGCTTCTCGCTATGATGTCCCACTTTGATAGGTTCACCTAGAGAAAGAAAATCCTTATCTTTATTGGACTTGTTGTAATATTCACTACTTTTCTGTACAGCAGATATAGCCCATTCATGACGACGTTCAGCCCTTTGTTTAGCCCACTCTTGCACATTAAAGCCATCAGCCCGTACGATTGAGTAATAATAGAATCCATCACGTTCGTAAATGAGGTTGAAAACAATACATTCATTTTCTTTTCCATACTTGGTTGTAACCTCGATTACTTCTCCTTTTTCATGTTTTTCACTACATTTTGCAAGAAAAACATTTGGTACATATTTACTATACGTATTCATAGTGCCTATAATTATTGATTAAAAACTTCTTTGTGTACTTGGTTAATTGTTCCATTGATTATTAATGATCCTTTGGTAACACGAATCTTGTTACCTTTCTCTTGAACTTGGTAGCCCGCTTTCTTTAACCGGTCTATTTTCTGTTGTGGCTCCATTTTAAAACCCCTCATCATCATAATCTGTATCAAATATTCGTGCAACCATATCAACGATATTTTCCTCAATGTCTTCCGTAGATCCGGTTACTGCATTAGCGATATTTTTCTTCTCTTGAATTATGCGATAAACTTTTTCATCAATAGTTCGCCGACCAAGAAAGTAGTAACAGGTAACAGAGTCCTTTTGCCCGATACGGTGTGCCCGGTCTTCGCACTGACAACAATCAGCGTATGTCCAAGGGAACTCAACAAAAGCGACATTGCTTGATGCAGTAAGCGTTAAGCCAACTCCAGCCGCTTTAATAGAGCAAATAATTATATCTGTCTTAGGATTATTCTGGAAGGCATCAACCGCTCTTTGCTTATCATCTTGGGAATCTCTTCCGGTAACTGATACAGCAGTGGGAAAGTAACGTTTCAGTTGGTCTACAACCTCATGAAGAGAACAAAAGAGGATTATTTTCTTTCCATTCTCCCGGAAGTCTTTCACAAATTCAATAACATCGCGTACTTTTCCACGTGCGGAGATCTGCCGAAGAATATTGATACGTACCATGACTTCACCACGCAAAGCCTTTTCAATCTTTTCATCATCGGCATCCTTATATTTCTGTAGATACATAATAAGATCACGTTCGGCATCTACGTACTCCTTACGATTAGTAATTTCACATGTGTTTACTTGACGTATTTTATCTGGAAGATCTGTAAGAACTAGTGACTTTTCACGTCGAAACATACAGTATTTCCATAGGTTGAAATTTAATTCTTTCAAATTTGACGCTTCTCTTTGACCTGAACAGTATCGGTTAACAAAAGGCTTATAACCTCCAAAATCTTCCATACGATTCAATATTGCTAGCTGTGGAATCAGGTCTTTTGGCCTGTTGACAACTGGGGTTCCCGTCAATTCGATAATCCATTCTTTGCCGGTGCATATCCCTTTACAGAATTTAGCCTGCTGGGTAGATGCAGATTTACAACGATGACTCTCATCAATGATAACTGATTTGAATAAGTTGATTGAGTTTCTAAATTCTACATCTCGTAGCGTCCAGCCTTCGGACTTCTTTATACGTTGTACAAAGTACTTTTTTAAAGACTCATAATTGACTATAAATACCTGATGCATTCCTGTTTGAAAGAAAAAAGTCCAAGTATCACGTACTTTATCAGTTAAGATCATTGCTTTTTTGTCCGTAAACTTCTCCCATTCACGCATCCAGTTTATTTTTAATGAAGAAGGACAAATAACAAGACAAGGAAAAGCACCAGCGATATTAATTGTTGCAATACTCTGCAATGTCTTACCGAGTCCCGGTTCATCACAGTTCATAAACCGTTTTAATTCTAATCCTCGAGCAATGCCTTTAAGTTGATAAGGATAAGGTTGAATTTTAAGATTATGAGGAATGACCAGCTCCGGAAGTTCCGGAATATCGTAAACAGCTTCTTCTTCCCTTTTTTCATTGCCACTAAGCCAGTTTATATTCTCAAATTGCTGTATTTGATAAATCATCCTTTCAAGATCAATTCTACTCCTAGTCGGAATAATCCAAACTTTTCGGGTACCGTCAAAACGTCTTCCAGGAATCTGCCTGATCCGATCTACGATAGAAGGTTTATACTTGAAAGATAATTCAAAATTATCTCCTTTTAATTCGATATTCATGATTTAGAGTATTTTGTAGGGGGAATTATCCCCCTATAGTGATTGGTGTTATGCAGTTGCATCTAAAGGAGCTGGAGCTTCTATTTGCTTCTTTCGCCCTCTTTTTTTAGGTTTATCTTCAATTATAACGGCTTCTTCCGGTTCGTCTGTATCAAAATCAAGACGTTCCTGTCTGACTCCCCATTTCTCTTCAAACAGATAACTCTCAACTTCTGCGTCACAAGCTGCCGCATCAATGCTCAATTCTTCATAGTAAGGATAGTCTGCATCAAGGAGAGGAACGAAGATTTTCAGATCAACAACTTTGCCGGACTGAAGTAATTTAGCCCCCATAATAGTAATTCCAGACACACCATCGACGCTATCGTTTGCATAGCCGGTTATGATGTAATTTTCAAGAATCTCTGAATAGCCAGGAGACGTAAAACTATCCTTATTAATATTGGCAGCTTCCGGCTGTTCGCATAATACGACAAGATGTAATTTGAGACGATTAAATGTCTCTCTTAAGTCACTATGAATGATCTGATCGCAGTTCTTGCTAATTACATTCGTGTAGTTTGCTTCCGAAAAACGTTCATTGTACACTACATTCAAGCGGTCCTTTTTAATAATCGCTTTCTTGATTTCATTTTTTGCTTGTTCCATAATCTTCTTTAGTTGATAAAGTGATAATACTAAACGTTGATACAACTCCCATTACGGCAGCCGTAGTTATTTCTCTAGTTGTAGCATCTTCTCTTTGAGAGAAAGATAATGCCGTAAACAGGCCGATAACGGATATTCCGATTGTGACTCTTCTTAGATTTTTCATGATAATTACTTTTTGTTGTTATACATTCCGGACATTTGCATTTCTGCCTTAGCTTTACTTATTACAGTTACACACCACGATAATTGATGTGTTGCCGTCCGATTGCAACGTTCGCACCAATCAACTAAGTATCTCTCTTCCCGACATAAAGAATTGACTAGAGCATTTATCGCTGTCGCTGTTGCTTTCGCACTTTTTGCCGTGTCTACAAGCGTCTGCATGACCTCGGATTTCATTGCCTCATTGAGCCAATATTTTGAATCTGCGAGCAATTTGCCGGAACGAGCAACATATACAGCTAAGTCATTACCGCGTTGTACAGCTTCTGCTACATCTTCGCTCATAGTTATATTAAGGAATGAATCTATATTGGTTAATTCGGCCAATATTTGTTCTTTTGATGTAATAAGTAAATTCATATTGTTTTATGGTAAAATATAATCAGACCATTAATTGCCACCACTTAAAAGCAAGGTCCTCGTATTTCTCTTTTCCTCTGATGTATGAAGGGTGTTTCCGGTCGGTAATAAAATGCTTGAAGATTCTACAATTCTTCTTGCTGATAGCATAAATAAAATCTTGTTTGCTACCGGCTATATCCATATACCATGCCCGGGACCGGTCCCAGTCAAAGAAATCTATCGCTTCATCAAATTGTGTTTGGGACTCTGCGAAGGTCGTTTTTAAATCACCTCCAAAGTTGAAAGAAGACAACCACCAATCCCATTTACACCGTGTATCGAGATGATAAACAAAGTTCCCATAAAAGAACTCTTGTTGTTTATTAACCATAAACTTTTGTGTATCGGACTGTGCTAAAACGACAGCTAGAAATTGATCCTTTTCTGCTTCTTTCCGGAGAGCCTTACGCATTTCAAGCCCTAGTTCAAATTCGTCTTTCGTATACACGTAATCGTCTACCATTAACTTGTCATATCTTACACGCTCGTTTTCTGTAATAAGAGCATCTACAAGAGTTCCAAACTTGAATGCTTTCTCTTTATCCCCGTATTGAGCACGGGGATAAAGATAGTTCTTAAGCTCTGTCAGATCTGAATTGCTGACCTCCGGACGAGAGTAATATGAATCAGGATTTGACATGGCTATTTGGCTTTTACATCTGCTTCATATCGGATGAATTTTGATTCGATATGCTTTTGATCTTTACCGTTCGCCTGCTTCTCGCAATAAGTAATCATCTTTTTAAAGATTTTCTCCAGTTCTTCAACAGGCAACGTTTGACCTTCGTTTATCCACCACATCTGGAATATTTCTAAATATCCCTGCTGATGAAGTACAACAATCTTTTCTTTCACCTTGGCGTTAGTCGGTGGAGGAGCAATAGAAGCGGCAGCTTCCATAAAAAGACTACCAATAGAGCTTTGTTGTGCCTTCAGTGCAGCCTCTTGTTTTGCTGCTTCTTCCTCCTTTTTCAACTCTTCCATTCTTTTGGCTGCAGCTTCTTTTTCACGTTGTTTACGCAATTCTTCCGCTTTGGCAGCTTCCTCTGCATTAGCGAGACGAAGTTGTTCCAGTTCTGCAAGTTCCTTGCGTTTAGAGGGAACACGGTCGGTAAGGTCTTGCTTAACGCTTACAATCTTTGCCTTATACTGTTGAGCGTATTGCTCATATTTGCCCTCTAGAACTTCTCGGCGAATCTCCTGTTTTGTTTCTTGACTAATATAGTAAGTTGCAGAATCCGCACTAAACTTATCAAAATGAGATTTGGGATAATCGGTCTGAAAAACTGTGATTCCTATAACTTCACGATCGAAGTTTTCATAAGTCAAGTTGGAAAATATTCCCTGCAATTCAGAAACTTTACTTGAAAGATATTGATTGAAATAAGAAAGAAGGCTATCCCCTATTATCTGTCGATAGTTCGCTTTCTCTGTTTCAATTCTAGCTCTCTGTTCCGCTTCTCTCTTTCTTTTCTGTTCTTCTTCGTATTTAAACTTGGCATACTCATTGCGCTTTATCACAAGCTTTCCGGGAATTGTTGAAGGATCCTTAGGATCAATTTGTTTTTCTTGGGAGGTGAAAAAGGAACGTATTCTATCAAATATCTGCGTAATAGGTTTACGACGTTCATCCATATTTTTGAGTGTTACGCTAACCTTTTTCAAGTAGTCGGCTGTAGCCTGATCTATTGTTTCATTCATACCTTCTCCTTCGATAGTGTCAAGGAGAGCTTGCCCAGCTTCATTACACTTTTTGACAGAATTTGTATTCTTCCCCATTATATCTGGAAAAGATGACAGAATATTTTTTGCTTCGTCTATTTTGATTAACTCTGTTGCCATATTATTTATTTTAATCGGTTAGTAAGTATTAGAATCCACCGTCTTCATCATCATCGGAGACTGGCACCTGTACAGGTTCTGGAGCTTCCAGTTGTTTTTCTTCACCGAAAGGAATATTAGGATTATCCACAGCCTGAACGGGTTCATTAACCTTGTCTTCATCCACCAAGCCATAGTCGATAATTTCTTCCTCTTCTTGATCAGAAGCCATTATAGTAAACTTACCTGTACGAACCTTAGGATAAGCATCAAACGCATGTTTGATCATCTTATTCTCAAGGAACCCAGGGTCAATGCTTCCATTATTCGAAGTATAAAGTGCATTGGCTTTACCCAATTCACGTCTTTTAGTTTGATCGTTCCACTTCGAATTTGCTTTTTCACTATAATGTTTCAATCGTTCGATATCACCTTCCATTAACCATTGATAATCTACCGAGTTGTCATTTCGTACAATACGAATGAATGCAGCAATAACTTTGGTTGAAGTACGGGGGCATTGTGCTTCATACTCGATATTCTTTATACCATTAACTAAGGATGCTTTAAAATGATCTCCCTCATATACAACGACTGGATTATCCGCATACTTGATTTGCCCGGCACGCATACGCATTGTCAGTTCGCCATACCCTGTAACTGAAACATAGGCACGTTTTTCATAAATATCATATCCTTGTGCGTTCTTGTGTCCGGTTTTACTGCTTCTGCTAAGTATATAGCAAAGTGGATGTCCTGTTTGATCTAATGTAAGACCGTTGACTGCTATATCAAGAAAACAGCCATATAGAGACATCTTTGTCGAATCTGCCAAATCAGGATTATCACGGAGAAGTTTTTGAAAGTTGAATACTTCTTTATGATACATTTGCTCACCTTTATCTGTTCCCCAGATAGCATTGTACATTTGAACGAATTTTGCCTGTACATTTTCACTTTCGACAATTTTCGTTGCTGGAAGCGCATTTAGCTCTTCCACTTTTACTTCAATAATTTTACTCATAATTGTTTAAATATTAGCATTTTATTAATCTCCTTGATATACTCCACGTCTATATTCCTCCATTAAAAGAATATCTTCGGCCGTGGGCTCTATGCTTATATCTTTTTTATCAGGTTTAATCTCTACAGGAGTAGGAACATAGTTCTTTTTCTGTTCTTCTCTTTCTGCAATCTGCTTTCCGATACTATCTTGCAGAGCCTGTAATACTTCTGATGATTTCGGTATATATCTCATACAGCGATCTGCATTAGTTGTTTGATAATGTTATCTGGAACTTTATTATGCAAATCCATCATTGCACTGGCTGTTTCCAATTCGGATCGTTTCACATAATATTTTCCTCTTTCCTTATTATTTGCCGGATAAAACTTAATCCAGGCTTTTTCGCGCCACTCTTTTATTAGGCGTTTTCCGTATATTTCTTCCGCTTGTGATATTGTTACTACTTCGGGGAGTAGTCCCAGCATCGTAAGCGTTTGCACCGTCCCAATTTTAATGCATCGGGCGACCATCATTTCGAAGCAATTTTCCATAATCTCTAATTAGGCTGTTTCCTATACTTTTGAATGGTGTTGAGCTGATTTTATTACTGAAACACATCTGCATCTCTATGCTATGCTGCCTGATTAATATTGATTAGAGTTCATATACTTCTTCTATTTTATTTCTTCGTATTCTTGCCCGTCGACTCCGGTTAAGATCGTTGTTGCAGTCAAATGCAATCTGAAAGGCAATAATTCCAAGAAACGAAAGAGCTACGATCGTTTTCTGCAATTGCTGGAAATCAATATTTAGAGCAAATGCTCTATTAGCCCACCAACTGCCTAATTCATTCAGTTTACTTGTTCCTGTCTTTTTGTAAGCTCTATCCAGTATTACGTTTACCGTCCCGTATGCAATATTCAAGAGATCCGCAATCTCTTTCTTTGCTTTACCACAAAAAGCGAGGCCAGCAATCTGATTTTCGCGCTTCGTTAGTTTAGCGTCAGCTTGCAGTTCCATGATGCAAAGTCTCTAGTTCGGCAGCAGCTTTGGAGACTCCTTTAGTAGCTTCCAAGGCTTCATTAGCCATTCTTACAGCGACATTCAATACTTTTGCTTTGTAGGTTGAGCGAGCAGAAGCCGGCTTATTATTAAGGATATTGTGCACTGTACCCTGTGAGCATCCTACTTCTTTCGCTATCTGCTTTTCGTATCCGTAAGGCAGATTTGCTTTGATAGTTTCTAATTGATTTTCCATATACATTATTATATTTATAGTTTCTAGTTCCCGGAAAGGCGGTCAAACCCGTCCGGGATTATATAGCTTATTCTTCCGTTTCTTTGTCAGTGAATGAATACTCTTCTTCTGCAATTCCGAAAGAAGAAAACAGTTCACGAATTTCATCTTTCAGTTCTTCGTCACCATCACACTCATATCCATCATTCATATCATAAGTTGGTAGTTCCCAAACATTGGTACTTGTTTGGTTCAGTTCTGTACGCAGCAAACTATATCTAATTGCATCCTTTGCCTTACTTGCTTCTTGTAATGAAACTTCTAGAATTGTCTTCATTTTCTTTTTATTTATAAATGTAATCAGGTGAATTTTTATATCCATCAAACGAAATTCCAAACGCATCAAAATCACTCTCGCTTGCTAGTCTGATTTCATTCGGATTGTTGATCTGGAAATTGTTCTGCAAATTGGTTGTACCAATAGCTCCTTTCAGAGGTGAAGAATGTAGTATTTGAACTGAATCAGGCAATTCTGGTAGAATATACCCAAGCGTATGTTCTTTGTAAACCACTAATTTTATTTTTTCTGTCTTTACCATATCTATATATCGATTTAGAGTAAATAATCTATTTTGTTAACTTTATTGCCCTTTTATTTTGGCGTTATCATTGTTTTGCGTTAACTTTATAGTGCAAATATAGAATTAAAATCTACACATGTAGATATTTGCATAGAGAAATAATCTATACATTAAGAAAATTTAGGATTTAATGAAAGAAACAGTTAGAGATAGGCTACTCCAATTCATAAACGAATTAGGCATAAGCACAAGAATGTTCGAGCAGAATTGTGGTTTAAGCAATGGATTTGTCCGAAACACAGGAGACTCTATAAGACGGAACAATTTAGAGAAAATATCTACAATCTACCCAGATTTGAATACAACCTGGCTATTGACTGGCGACGGAAATAAACTAAATTCTTCTGCGAAATCTATCACTTCTATTTCCTCTGAAATGCCTGCACCAAGCAAACAATCATCCAAAGGAATACCTTATTTTGACGTTGATGTTACTATGGGATATGATGAACTTCCCAACGATCAGACTAATATTCCTAATTACTATTTGCATATACCGGCATTTCAGAATTGTGATTGTGCGGTACCAGCTTATGGACGTTCTATGATTCCAGACATAAATGATGGTTCTATTATAGCTATTAAGGAAGTCAGTTTAGATAGTGTTCTTCCTGGTGAGGCATACCTTATTATAACAGACGAATACAGAACTGTGAAATATATCCGTAACTGCAAGGACAATCCTAATAAATGGCGTTTAGTTCCAAAGAACTTGGAAGAATTTGACGAGATGATAATAGACAAGACTAAAGTTCTTCGAGTATTCCTTGTAAAAGGGGTCATAACAAATAAAATTCTATAGTATTACAAACATAAAATTAGCCATGGATAAGAATTATAATAAATCAATAAAATTACATTGCATAACTTGTGGTGACGACTCTTCATTTGAATGCAATGATAATAAAAGTTATATCAAATGTACCAAATGTAATCGTGAATATTTTGGTGGCTATGATGAACTAGTAGAACTCAATCAAGCTTATATCACCCAAGAAATAGATACTATTAAAGAGGAAATAACATCTGATATACGGAATCAACTCATTTCTATATTCAAAAGAAAGTGATTACTTTTTATTTAAAAGCTTAGCTATCTCTTTTTCAAGATTATTTAAACGATTGATATTTTTTAGATTAATAAACACTGATCCAATGGAAATGGAAACAGAAAATATGCAAATTAAAATATTCATAATATTAAGTTTTATATAAAATATAATCAAGATGGAAATTTCAGATTGGATTTCATTAGGCAGTTTTATAATTGCAGCATTAGCACTTATTTATTCTTGGTATACAGGTAGGAAAATCCATAAATTGGATTTGATTATAAAGAAAAAAGAAATAGAAAAAAGAAGAACAGAAGAAGAAGAAAGTCAAAAAGCTTCTATTGAGTGCAATGTTATTAAAACCAGCAAAGGAGAAATGAATATTTTAAAAATTTACAACAAAGGACAAGCGAAGGCATATAATGTAAATTTTGCAATTCTTGATGATCCTGAGGAGAACATATCATTAAATATGCCAGACAATTATTTACCTTATCCAATACTCCTTCCCCAACAATCTTTTGAAGTGCGATACATATTGTTTCGAAGAAGGCCACATTTTACAATAAAAATAGAATGGGATGATGATTTTAAAAAAGGGAGAAATCAAACTCAAATAATTGATCTATAATTTAGCAACTATGGAACAAGATATACGTTGGTTACAAAGATATGATAGTTATTGCAAGGCATGCAAAAGAGTATTACTGGTTACGGAATCCGAAAGAAAACCCTATGAGTTAACCGAACTGGAAATGGAAGGTCTTGTACAAAGATTTGAATATACTTTCGAGTTGGCTTGGAAAGTTTTGCAGGATTTCTTAGAGTATAAAGGATATAAGGATATAACAGGTCCAAATCCTGTATTACAGAAATCATTTGAAGATGGTTTAATATCAGATCATGATGCTTGGCGTAGAATGTCGAAGGCTAGAAATATAACATCGCATACATACAATGATGGCAAAGCAAGTGAGATAGTCGAAAAGATTTACACTGAGTATTCTATACTGCTAAAACAATTAGCTGTTCGGCTTGGTTATGAAAGAAGTGAAATCACAGGATTATTCGCATAA